TTGGCTAAAGGTCAAACTGGTGTCGCAATAGTGTATACTCGGGCGGCCATCGGCGACGGGTACCTCCCGGACGGGACCGCTCTTAATACCCTAACCGCTTTAGTAAACGAAACCATGTCGCTGGCTATATCCAGTATTTCAGCCTCTGATCCTGGTCTAGTTACTGCCAGAACGTCCTTGTCAAATCAAGGTTTATTGGTTGGGACATATGTTCGCGAAGTTGGACTTTTTGCGACAGACCCAGATATAGGAGAGATACTATACTGTGTAGCTAATGCCGATGACTTGGCTGATTATCTGCCGCCAGAGGGTACCGATGTGGTAGAAGAAGTGCTTAACCTAAATACTATAATTGGTAACGCTGAAAATGTGTCAGCAGTGATCAGCTCATCCCTGGTATATGCCACTGCGCAGGACCTAGAAGACTTACGAAGCGAGACTAATTCTGCCCTAGATACTAAGGAAACGCCTACCGGAGCGCAGACCAAAGCAGACGCCGCAGCGGGAGTAGTTGCGGTTGCTCTTGGTGAACATCAGGCAGATTATGCGCATCACTATAAAAAAGATGCAGGGAGTACAGACGCTTATGTTGTTGCTCTTGATCCTGTTATAACTGCCTATACAGAGGGTATGACGCTAGATATATTCTGCAAGACTGCCAATGCTGGTGCGGCAACGCTTGATGCTGGTGGTGGGGCGAAAGATTTAAGAAAATATTATAACGATGCCTTAGAAACGGGGGATATTGAAGCAGGGGCAATCATCACCGTTAAATGGGATTCCGCAAATGATTGGTGGCAGGTAACTAGTGGAATTAAAGTTACAGTAAATGCTGCATCCGAAACGGTAGCGGGTGTTACAGAGTATGCCACAGTCGCAGAAGTTACAGCGGGAACCAGTACGACAACAGCGGTCACTCCTGCCGGAGCGAAAGTGGAATTAGATAAAAAGGCTCTTGTTGCTGTAGGTAGCTATACAGGGGATGGAACGGCATCTAGGGCGATAACGGTGGGATTTAGATCTAAATTTTTACGTATACAATCGACTGAAACAAGTGGGAGTAATCAGTTCGAGGCAAACGACAATGGTTCTGCATCAGTCTGGGTAAGAGGTACAAGTCCAAATGTTGCTGATAACTTTGGGGGTATGACATCAACAGGTTTTGTTACGGGTTCTAACGTTACTGATGGAATGAACGCTTCTGGTAAAGCCTTTAGATGGGTGGCGAATGGATAATGAGATATATAAAGTTGAAACTGAATAAAGTCGTCGAAGTAGTTGATACCTCTACGGTTCTTGATCCGGAAGAATTTACCCAATCAGATGAAGGTGAATTAGGGCAGATATTAACCGAGGGTGGTTTTATTGATGACCTTGAACAGATAGCTTTAGATGCACAACTAGCATTATTAGAGCCTACACGAGCCGAGATAGATCAAGCAGAATTTGAGCTAAGAACACTAAATCTATTAATGGAGGTTGGATTAATATGACGATTATACAAGGGAAATTGGTTAACTCTTACGCAACACTGGTGATGGCAAATCGTATGACTACCGAGCAAGTGCCTGAAACAAAATTAATCGGTGGAGTTGAGTTACCGATACGCTCTGAGGTAGAAATTGTTATTGCTGAAAGAACAATTGCAGCCTTAGCTTAGTAAACAGTAGACTTATTATGTACATTAACACGCAGTTATGCGCATAAGTATGTGCAAGCAACCCAAGCCCCACAATTTGGTATATAATCACCTTATTGGAGGTGGTTATGTGTGACTCGAAAATCCTTAAACATCACAATCGAACCAGGTATCTACGAGGAATTTTGTGATTATGCGGGCAAGAAGGGAATCAGAGTTTCGCCTTGGGTGAATGCAAAGATGAAAGAGTTTATCGAAGAGGAGAAGGAAGCGGAGGCCGAAAAAGCGGCTGCTAAGAAGAAAAGGTAAGGGCACCCTATGGGGTGTCTTTACTTATGGGAAGGAGGGCTAAAATGTTTAAAAGATGTATATTTGGAGATGATTGTGAAAGATTTTCCGAAAAACATAGTTCCCCTGTACCCCTTTGGTTAGTAGACTGCACTGTTACGACTGATTGTACGCATTTAGATTTAGATGGCAGCTGCGATCTCAAAGATGTATTTGGATATTGGAAGGATAATAAACAAACCAGAAAAGAGGGTGATTTTGTGAGTAATACTGGGCAACAGCAAATCAATGAGCTAAAAGATACGATCACAATTCTGCAGCAAATTGACAGTGAATTGTTTTTTGATGAAATCGCCAGCATCACCGAAAAAGTTTGTAAGCTTGAAAAACAATAGATGCAAAGTTACTGCGCATAATCAAATACTAACCATCAAAAATACCCTTAAACCCTTGGTATCACTGGTTTGTAGATATATTTGGTTGTTGACTCATTATGTCTAGCAAGGACCTTCCCTAAGAGTTCTTAAACGACGAAAGGGCTGACCACTTCGGTTAGTCCTTATTTCGTGGGTGAAAGCAGGAAATGAAGTCTTATCATCGAAATAAACTAAAGAAGGGGTGTGAGCAAAAAAATGGATAATTTCCTAAGCACATTAGTGTTTTTACTCCCTGGCGTACTAGTCTACTTTTGGCTACAATCGTTTGGATTAAACCCCGTCGCTAAACATTCACCTATAGAATTTACAGCAATAGCAGCCTTGTTTTGGTTGCCCGTATCGTTTATTACGCTTGCTTTGTACAACCTCATCATTAAAATCCCCTATTTTGTAGGTAAGGCGAACGGAATTTGGACCATTGCTGAATTAAAGGATGCCTCTGCTAGTTTTACTTTTCTGTTAGCGTTTCTGTTTTTAAGTATTATTGTTAGTTTCGTGGTGAGTTCTATATGGGTAAAATGGGGATTTAAACTTCAACAGGGAATAATTAATTGGGTCCGAGTTAAACAAGGAATTGCAAAATTTTCTAGCACAACATCTGTATGGGACGAAGTTTTCGGAAAACACGAATCACAAGTAGTTGAAATTGGGCGTCTTGATAAACCGGATAACATAACGATAACCGGAACAATATTAAAAGCGTCCCGCACTTTTGAGGCGGAACGCTTATGCTTGAATGACGTTGGGTTTATGACCGAATTAGTTAGGGAATACGATATTCCCATAGATAAGGTATTTGTAGATACTAAAGCTGGGTTATACATTAAGATCTATGACATAGATTTGATACGTAAGTACATCCCTATAAAAGAGGAAAAGCTTAAGGTTTCTTTGGGGCCTGAGGAGTCCTAACTGGTGGCTTATCTAAGGATCGTTGATCTTGGCCTTGTCTTACGGGCGGCTTTTCGTATGAATCATTGGCTGGTCTTCTTACTGGCTTATTACTTTCTGACATATTTCTACACCTCCCCTCTAGGTAGAATTGGTGAGTCTGGACAACTTACCCAATTCGACACAAAGGAGGAAAACCCTGTAAATAAAAAAGAAACACCCCGAAAGGCGTTACTGGACAAGGTATTGTTTATGTGATTGCTTACGTTTCTCATCGGACAGTACTGAATATATTAATGTGGTGGCCGGATCTACATGCCCCAGTAGCCCCTGCACAGCTACCAGATCCGCCCCGTTATTCAACATCAAAGTCGCGAAAGTGTGTCTGAACACATGAGTATGCACGTTTTTCTTGACCTCGGACCTGGCGGCAATGACCTTAACAGCTCTCTGGATACCCTTCGTCGACAGCCGCCTATATGGCCTGCGCTCCGTTACAAACAGAGCCTCCACGGTGTCGGAACGTTTCTTTAGATATTTTTTTAAATGATACATTGCCTTAAAGCTAAAGTAAACCGTTCGCTCTTTATCGCCCTTGCCGACAACCAACACTGACATGGCTTGATAATCAATGTCCTGGCGGTTGAGGCATTGGACCTCAGAGAGCCTGGCGCCTGTCGCGTAATAGACCTCGATGAGTGCTCGTTCACGCGGAGAGATGCAGGCCTCCCTGATCATCTCAAGTTCTTCTATCGTTAGCGCCTTCGGTACCCGCTTTTCCTTCTTGGGCGGCTTGATCTGCTTGGTAACGTCCTTTGAGATTACACCTTCGTTCGCGAGCCACCCGAACATACTTTTCAAAACAGACAATTTCTTGGAGATTGACGATGTTTTGAGATAATCGAACTCTCCAAGAAAAAGACGGATATCCGACGTGGTGATTTCGTCTGTGGCCTTGTGAATGTGCTCGGAGAAGATCCGGAGTTCTAGCTTATAGGCTTCGAAAGTTAATGGGCTAATGCCCTCGAGCTTTTTCCCTGCCAAGAATAACTTAATTTTTGCGGCTAGATCCGGATGGCCATTAGGGAGTAGTGCTGGCTTAATATCGTACTGGGTAAGGATCGCTGTGAGGGATAACAGTAATTCTAGCTTGTCCACTTTTGGGCAAAATGTAAAAACGGAGTTAATGACCTGCTCAAGCAGGATCCCGGCGGTTGAGCTAAGTATTTGTGCTGCCGTATTAACCTCACTCCTCTTTCTTTGGACCGGAGCGCCTGGTATAATAACCATGACACTCCGGTGTCATTCTTAAGCACTCGTTCGGGCTGGCAGGCTAGGGACGGGTGCTTCCTATGTCGTGGATTCTTTGGGTAAATAGCCATTTTCCTAAGGGCTCTGAGTAGTAGTATTCTTTGCCGCACTTCGGGCAGGTACCGTTTTGATTGCGTTTTGGTTGTTTGGGGGTATGGCCGCAGGTGCAGGTTAGTTGTTTCATGGCTTACTCCTCCTTGCGCCGGTATTGGCCCCGGCTGACCTTGTGGTGTTTGATTATGACTCAAGTACCCAATCTGGTTGACGGAGCTTAACCATACCGTCTTGAGCTTTAAGGGCTTCTACAAAAGCATCAAAGTAGAGATGGTGACCTCCTCTAAAACCGTCATATGATTTTGCCACTGCCAACAGCGCGATTTTAATGGATGCACTACAAGTATGAAACATTGAGAATAGCACTTCGGCTGCGACACCTACTCCTTCTCTGTTATAGGGATTGGGATTGCTTACCTCATCCTTGCGAGCCGATCTACATGCCTCCATAATTGCCGCGTTTGCCATCCATATTGTCATTGGGCTTACTTCTTTTCTGATTTCATTAGCTGTCATTGCTTCGTCCTCCTCTGTTTTTAATCAATACACTGATGTTTTTAATTAACCTTATGATTATAATATACACCATAATAATCAATGTGTCAACTATTTTAATCAGTGCATTGATGTTTATAATCAAACATGTTATTATCCAAACAAGGGGGATGATAATGTGATTGAGAATAGACTAAGCGAAATAATGGGTCGCAAACGATTGAAGATATCTGATGTTCTAGAAGGAACGGGTTTGGCCCGGAATACGGTGGCTGAGTTATACCACGGAAGGGCGCAAGGGGCCAACTTTGAGACGCTGGATAAACTTTGTAACTATTTAGATGTGGGAGTGGGGGAACTATTGGAACACAAAAAAGACGCTGGGGGTTAACCCTGGCGTTGATCAATTCAAAAAGTTTATTTTTACCGTCAAACGACGGTTATTTTTATTGTCTAGAAGGAGAGAATGTCGATGATTGTTTCGGGACGTAATCCACCAAGTGTGCTGTAATGATAAGCCAGTTACCAAGGAGGGGGCGGAATGTCGGATAAAGATACCAATGAGATCATAGTATCTCTCGGTAAAATATGGGATGCGGTTAACGATCTGCGAGTCTTAATTGCTGGTAGCTACGTCACCAAAGAGGATCTTCTGAAGCACAAAGAAGAAAACTGTAAAGCCATGGACGAATTAAAAGCAGCTACGAAAGGCCAAGTGCCTGGGTGGCTGCTCATTATTTTACCGATTGTATCCGGAGTGATCGTAGGCTTGGCAGTAGCGATGTTTAAATAGAAAGGGTGAGATTATGCAAAAACCAACTATCATTTGGATTGGATCGCCACACTACAGCGCAGAGTTTAAAAAACTAAAAACTCTCGCCATCGTCAACCACATCATGAGCGGATCACTAGCCGGTACAGATTCGTGGTTTAAGAATCCAATCAGTAAAGTTAGTTCCCATTTCGGGGTGGGTAAGAACGGGGAAATCCACCAATACGTAAGCTTGGACAACCCTGCATGGGCCAACGGTGGAGTGAATAAACCCGATTGGCCTTTGCTTAAATCCGGTGTTAATCCGAACTATTACACGGTCAGTATTGAACACGAGGGAGAAACCGGAGACGTAATGTCTGAAGCGCAGTACCAGGCGACACTTGCTTTGCATCGGTGGCTGATCGAGACGTTAGGCATACCTGTGACCAAGGATAATATCATTGGGCATTATCGGATTGACTCGGTTAATAAAGCTAATTGTCCGGGTGCTGGATTTCCGTGGGATCGATTATTTAAAGATTTAGAAGGAGGAAGCGACATGACGGATCATACAGTGGTTTACTTTACTGACACAGATTTCTCTAGTGCGCGGATCATTTCCAGGAAATTAGGCGGGTGCGCTATGTATTGTCGCGACGGAAACAATGCCAATATTCACAAGGACATTGAGAATTGCAAACATCCTATAATTGTTGGCGGTGCAGAACTAGACATCCCAGGGGCTACAAATTGCTGCGGACTTCATGCGGAAGATACAGCTATCAAGGCTGCCGAATACGCGAAAACGCTGTAGTATTTTGTGGTCCTAAAGAACAACGGCAAATTCACAAGCGCTTGCCAATTTGATATGAAAGGAATGATCTCTATGTTAGAAAAACTACGCAAACCTGCTTTAGCAGTTGCTGTCTTGGGGGCCGTAAAACTCGTCACCGAGGCCTTTGGCCTGCAGATCTTGACAGATGAATCGATTAATGCTATCGCCAATGGCGTGGCAGCCGTGGCCACGGTCATCGGGATACTAATTAATCGTGATGCACCACAAGGTTAAACTTAGACATGATGAAAGCCCTCCTGCCTTAATTGGTGGGAGGGCTTTTTTTGCGATTTTATCCTATTAATTCACTTCCACGATTTGAGCCATCGCCTGAGGTATTGTCATCTCTGCGCCCATAACTGTCTTATATGTCAGCAATCCTGCCGATGTCCCCCAAAAGGATATTATGTCATCCTCTAAAACTCTACCGTTAACGATTCCTTTATCGTACATAACAAACATAGTGTCATCATATCCATAGGCTCCCTTAGTCACATTAACGCGAAGTCCTACATTTTTACCTTCTTCTTGGACCTGTATAACCTTTCCGGTGTATTTAACCTTTTTACCCTTATAGTTATCAGGATTTCTCGCCAAATCTTTGTAAGGGATGGATTGGGCTTCATTCTTTAATGTTGTTATTTTGGCCGCAGCTGCCGCTTTCTCTGCTGCAACCTTAGCTTCTGCGTCAGCTTTTGCCTTCGCCTCGGCTGCTACCTTTGCTTCTTCAGCTTGCTTAGTCTTTAATTCGGCATCTGCTTTTTCCTGGGCTATTTGTTCTGGAGTCTTTGCTGGAGTACTAACCGTAGGTATACTTGGCGAAGTAGTCGGTATCGTTTTACTATTACCACTGTCATTAACTGCAAAAATAAAGAATAGTACTAACATGGTCAAAGCTGTCAAGAGTGTATGCTTCCTCTTTAAAGGCTCTTTGCCTCTGGCGATCCATTTCGGATTAATAGAAATTATCAGCATTATAAAGGTTAGTAGGAAACACACGATACCTAAAAATTTAAACAT